CACCTTGTGTTGATGGATTACTAACAAGATCCCAACATACAATTTCAAAGTCGTTTGTACCTCTACCTTTCCTTCACCTAACTCCTTTACAGATCCCATTCCTCTTGAGCTAATTCCTAATCTAATTCCAGATTTCATCAACTCTTTTGCTATGTTTCCTGATGGAGTAGATAATATTTCAATCTTACCCATTAAGTCGTTTCCTTGCCACCACAAATCTAATACGTTGTGAGATACATTGGATAGATTTACTACTTGAGAATCTGGATGATCTAATTCACCTAAAGCTCTACGTTCTTTTACAAAAGTGTTTTTATAGTTTTCAGTTTCCTTTTTGAGGATTGGTAATGGATAGCTTCTTCCATTTTGATTAAAGTTTTCATCACCATCTGAGCTAGCTCTTTGCATTATTCCTGACACGATTAGCTTACCATTGTTTTTGTTCATGGATTCGTTAATCTGTGAAGGAGATACTTGAATCGATCCTATATAATCTACTAAGACTCTTTTCATAATTCAAATGTTTTTTGGATATTTTGAATAACCAATTCTGGTTGATCAATATTGCCTAACGGCACTTCTTCGTTGTAATCCTGAAAAACTAAATTACCCTTATCGTAATCTATTGCATGAGGTTCTCCATTAATCATTACATCAAATTCAAAACGATCTGCACCTATTGGATTGTAGTCTATGTCGTTTGGTGTAAGTGTTGTAAGACCTGCATCTTTGAACATATCTAAAAGCTGTTCTTTAACCTGTCCAGCTACCGCTTCTTTTAAATTATACAATTCGTTTGCTTTTTCAGATAATACTGATATACGTTGATGCATTTTAGCTAAAGCTTCATTTGTACGTTTCCAATGAATATTATTATCCATCTTAGATTCGTTTTTCAATTTGATGCTGTGCTGAAGCATTCTTGCCAACTCTCTAATATTTTTGTTTACTTCCAGTATATTTGCATTCACTTTTTGTACGGTAGATCGAGATTCGTCTCGCTTAAATGCTTTATACGATACTTCATTCAGTTTTACTGAATACTTAGGATTTCGTTTTTTTGGTCCTTTAATAGAGTATGCGTATTCTGGATCAGTCAAATCTACAGACTGTGTTCCGTCGTCATCTTCGTCGCCGGTAAATGCGTTTGGAGTATCATAAGTAGCAATGTTGGCTGTTGTATTCTCTTTCATTTGAGCAGCCTGCTCTTTGATATATTTTTTTAACTCTTCTTTTTCTTCTAAGCTCAATCCCATACTACAATTCTTTAAGAAGTTCATGATACAATAATAACGAGTGAACGTGATCTTCTTTAACGCGTTTTATTCTCTTATTGTTATCAAGTAACGACATTACTTCAGTCAACTTAATAGATATAACTTGGTCTTTAACTTTTGTAAGTTTTTTTGATAATTTTGATTGAAGACTTATACTTTCTTTTATGACAAAATCACGAAGATCCGTTGTGTTGCTTATGTTGTTTATATACTCACGTAACACTGTTTGTTGACTATCAGACAACGTAGCGTATTTTGTATTAAATTTTTCAAGCATTAATTTATATGCCAACACTCTAACTTCCTCTTCTTCTTTTAAGAACTCGGCTTTTTTTGCTACCGGTCTTTCTACCACTTTTACAATGTGTTCTGTAATGGCAGCTCTACTTCTAACAACATCTGCAGCTTGTGCTATAGATGCACCTTCAAACACCCTATACACAGAAGCATAGATTTTGTAATTGCTTATTGTAGACTTGAAGAAATCTTTTAGATCATAATGATTTTTAATCTCTTTGATTAGATTGTATTTTGAATCATTTAAAGCTTTTTCGTTTAGCTTTCTGCGCAACTTAATTGTTGTGTTCAGCAGTGTATTCGCTTTAGCTGTTGTTTTAAATGTCTCGTTAAGTAGTGTTTGATACAATACCAACTCTTTCGCTAAAGCTGTTTTAGCGGCAAAGTATTCTTTGATTATTTTGAGTGCGGGAGAATTCTTTACACCAGTCATTGTGTCTGCTGTAATTTGTCTCGTTAGCAACTCAAAAAGAATACCGGTGTTCTTTATCTTTGAGTGTGTCGACTTCTTCATATAATATATTACCTAATAATAAATATGTCGGTTTTTTTTATTATTACTCATCTAATAGGTTTTCTTCATTAAGAAGACCAGGTTTTTTTTCATCTTTAGTGTATGTACTTTGCAACGCCGCGGCTTTGTTAAGATTATCTTTTAATCCTTTATAATTACCAAGATTTTGTGCTTCGTATACTACACGACCTGCAGACTTGTTTTGTTTATGGCCTGCTGGATCCCATCCTAGTGGATGTGTATGTTTGCCAAAGGTACCAGGTTCTTTAGGTCTTCCAGCACCAGGCCATCCACCTTCAGGCATTTCTTTTTCGTCATATCCTTTTGGCACTCCAGCATCACCTTTATACAAGCTAGCTATATCGTGTGGAGTTCCAAATGATTGTCCAGTTTTCTTTGGATCATTTCCTTCAGTCTTAATTTGCTCTAAACGGAAGAATTCCTGCGAGTCGGCAGCAATACGATCTTGCTCTTCCATCCACTGTTCTGGTTGCATATTGAATAAATGTTCATAGCACCAAAATCTGCTGAATAGTTTCTTTTCGACTAGATCTCCTGCTAACGTAGATTTAGACGTCCACAACTCTAATTTTTCTCTCTCGTAATATGTGGATGGTGGTGTTAGTTTTAATGAAAAATCGACAATTTCTTCATCAGTAAATCCTTGAGAATATAGGTGTACAATTGCAATCTTAGTAAGCTCACTTACAATAATTTTTTGTACTCTCTCAATTGTTCTTGCAAACCTAAAGTCTTGTGATGCTAGCGAAGCTTTTCCAGTAGTATCTTCTAAATATCCTAAATACGCTTTTGGAATTTTTAACGCACCTAACATTCTGTTTTGCAAATACTCGATATCAGGAATTGAATCCATCTGTAATCCAGGTGTTGTTTCAATCATTGTTCCACTCTCTGCACCACGAACTGGTAAGTAGAAGTCTTCGAGAATATTTTGCATATTGTACTTGAGGTTATAATCTCCCGTACTCTCATCTATAAATGGAACCTTTTTCATTTTGTTAATCATACCTTCCATAAAAGTATCAACTTCGTTTGGTGGTATATTACCAATATCTATTTTGAAAATTCGTTTGTCTGGAGCTCTCATGATACGATGAATTAACATTGCATCTTCCATTAGTGTGAGTTGTTTCCACACCTTTCTTGCTGGCTCTAATAAAGATCTGCCGTATGGCAAAAAGTTAGTGTCGTTTAGTAATCTGAAGTGAGCAATCTCATAATTATCATACTCCTCAGTTGAATTACGATGTATTGTGGTTGTAGCGATCCCCGACATCATATCCCTCTTAAATGTGACTTTGTTAGGATTTTTTGGATCCAAACCTTCTTCTCTCACCATTTCGTAAGCCGAAATTGGCTCTACGTTAGTAATTCCAAATTTTTCTGTGATGTGTAAATGTAGGTAAAAATCTCCATACTTCAATGTGCTACGTACCCATGGCCACAAGTTAAATTCAACATTTAGAATGTCATAAAATAAGTTATGAAGTACTTTGTGAATTTTATCATTGTTTGTCATGATGGTAAGTGTATCATCAAACTCATCTTTAGCCGTACACTCATCTGAATAGATGTCTAGTGCTGAAGATATGATACTGTCAGAGTCCATTGCCTCATAGTCTTTGAATAACTCAATTCTGGTAGCTTGTAGTATTTCACCTTGATTATATGCGGTCGTAATACCGGTTCCATACATTCGATTGAATCGATCAATACGACTATTGTTCTGTAAGTTTCCTACAGATTGAAGATTGTCGGTGTCAACTACTTTGAGTTGCTTTCCACCAACATTACGAATAATTACATCAGTACTAAATAATTTTCGTAGTCTGCCAAATAAATTAGGTTTTTTCTCTTCTGCCATTCTTGTTTATTTTATATAAATAGGCTACAATAACCAATTCAGGTCTTCATCTTTGCCTTTTACATCCATTTTCCATGAATCAGTTTTATGAGATGTTTTATACACTGCGGTTGATTTTGCATGATCTAAAGCTCTTTTTGTTAGCTCTATTCCTGCTTGACGCAATTTTAATGCTGTGTCTCTTACCCATAATGCCATACACCAACTCATCACTAAATCATCATTATATCCTTGCTGAGCTTCTGGTCTAGCATTTCGCCATATGAAAACTCCAAGCTCATCTAAGAGTCTTCTACTCCTTATTATACAACTTTTTTCCCTCATATACAACTCCATTTTAGAAATAACTAATGGTCGTACTTTTGAGGACATTGTAAATCCAGCTACCTGATCTTTAGTACGTTGTACATCTGTTGCTCGAGCTAGATATCTATCTGAATCTAATCCTATATCTTTTGGTGTGTAGTAGAGGTTTTTATAAGAACGATCAATTACTTGTTGAATTGTAGCCCATCCTATGTTGGCATTTTCAATAACTAGCAAAG